CAGCTAGTGAACTCTGTTCATTTTTTACAGTATTTGCGTTAATAAGAAGTGAACTCATATCTGATTGAGTAAGTTTATCAATTCTAGCGTTATATCTTTTTTTCTTAGCTTCTGATAAATTTGGATCATCAAGTTTTTGCATTAACTGTTCAAACTCTTTTAGGTTTTTCGGAGGAACTTGGCTTTTTACTTCTTCTAGTTCAAGCTTACCTTTTTGTTTTAAAGTTTCAAGTTCTATTGCACTTTCTTGTTTTTGCTCTTGTTGTCTTTTTTTATATTTATCTTTTACACCTTCTAAGGTAAGTTTTGCCTCTTGATCTTCAGGATTTTTAATAAGCCTGTCATATACTTGATCTAATGTTAAAGTGTCGTTAATTATATATGGGATATCTTGAACAGTGTAGCCTGCATTCTTAACAGATTGTTGTGCTTCTTGAGGCATAGTAGAAATAACTCTATCAAACTCACCTTGTTGTTCTGCTGGTGGTAAATTACTTATTTGAATAGCCATCTTAGCTAAATCTTCATTACTTTGTTTATTTTTTGCAAGAGCATCTAATTCTTTTTGTCTACTTGTAAGAAAATCAGTTCTTTCAAGATTAGCTCTAGCACTTTTTATGTTTGTTGCTGTTGACAATATATTTCCTAAGTCTAAACCATATTCATTTGCTACTGACATTAGTAACCCCTTTGTGGCCCAATAAAGCCAGATTGTGAATCATAAGGTAATGTTGCATTATATAATGCATAATTACCTAACGCAGTATTAGCAACATTACCTAAATTACTATACATAGATGCTTGAGCTTGAGCAGCACCTAATTGTCCTTGAGCTAATGCATTACCTTGGCTTTGAGCAATTTGTGCTTGTGCTGCTCCACCCTGTGATAAAACATTTCCAACATTAGAGCCCATTTGGCCTGCTGCCTGTGCTGTTTGACCAGCTGCACCTCGTCCTATATTTGCTACATTTAACAATTCGTTTTGTGATGTTGAGTATTCACCGAAAGCTCTATTATATGCATTTTGATACTCAGTTGACGCAAGATTACTACCATACCTAGTTATAGCTCTATCTTGTCCACCACTTAACAAACGACCCCTTGATGCGGCACTTCTATCAAGTGCCTTTATACCTTCTTGTTGTCTGAATTGATATGATGGATCATTTTCTAAATCGGCAGCATTAAAACTGAATTCTGGTGCATCGGAGTATTGTTGCAATGCTTCAATACCCGCATCTTGCCAAGGTTTATTTAATGCTTGTTGTTGAGCAAAAACGTTTTTTTGAAAAGCTAAATTTTCTTTTTGAGACTCAGCTTGGATTAATGATGCTCTATCTGCTGCTGAAGCCTGTGTTTGAGCAGCTGCTTCTGCACCTTTTGCTGCTGATTTACCACCTAATAATGATGCACCTGCACCTATAACAGACCCACCAATTACTGCTGCTGCTGTACTAATTGCCATTATATATCCTTTACCATACTATGTTCAACTGAACTATAATTTAGCTTTGTTAACATTTTATTTACATTTTCAGGTGATTGACTATCTAAATAAATCATCATTATTTTATCAGCACCTTTATTTTTTGCCTCTTTTTCAAAAGCTTTAAGAAGTTTTATACCTATAGTAGTATTCCTATATTCAGGTTCAACCCACCAACCTAATTCTTGGGCTATAATTATTTCAGGGTTATAATATAAAGGATATAATAACCCTAAAATAACACCTTTTCCTTCTTTTTCAATACAAATTATATTTTCATTTTCTAGCAAGTTTTGCACTATTTCTTCAATATTATCAGAAGCAGGTATTCCCATACCATTGATTGGTGCAAACTTCTTAATTACTTCAGCAACATAGTTCATATTTTTTCCTTACTGTTATTATACCTAAATTTTAAGGTATATCAACAAGCAGAATATCTAAGAACGCTGTAACTGCTACCGTCGCTGATGCTTCTGCCTCTATGAATAAATCAGTCATTGGCGGAATCTTAGATGGTATCTCGAAATATGTTGATAAGAATCCAGTACCTTGAGAGTTTAGCGCTGCTTCACCTCTTGTTGTAAATATTGAGCCTGGTCCTCTTGCCTTTAGTCTTACGATTGCAACTGCTGCATTTTTATTGGCTAATGCTGCCCTTTGAGATAATATATAACCGTTCTTTCCCGCGGGAATAGTGTATGCACATATCATCGTGGAGTTATATGTTGCTGGGATTACTGCAAAAATGTTAGCAGTTGTAATACTTTGCCTTATTGTAACTTCTCCGATATTATGACCTGTTGTTCCTGCTGAAAGTCCTCTAGCGGTATCAAGTCTTAGATATTCGAGTGTAGATGAAACAGGAGTAAGACCGTTTAGTGTTACATCTTCATTTTGCTCTAAGCCGTTTAAGTCTAGCCCGTAAATTCTTATTGTTCTTAGACCTAAACCCGTTGCGTTGTCTCCTGCATCAGAAGAAACAAGAGTAACAATTTCAGCTGATGTTGCGTCAAAGCCTGTGTAAGAACCTCCGCCGTTCCATATAGTTTGAAACCCGCTTGTCCCGACTGCTGGATTTCTCCCAAACTTATTTTTCATTTTGCTTCCTGGGACATTCCCTTCTGCAATATCTAGGTAATAGCTTCCTCTAATTTGGCTCATTATTTTTCCTTAGTTTTGTAGATACCAGTTTGTACCATCTGTTATAAAATTTAATATCTCTCCGCACTGTTGCAAATATTGACTTGTTTCTCCAACAATCAATTCACTTCCAAAAGGTAGAATATTTACAATGTTCGAGGTTGTGTCAATCTTTGTAATCCCAAACTTTAATGATCTGTTATTACTAAAACATGTTGAAGGGTCTGGAAGTGTTACATTAATCACATTACTTGTTGCGTCTGCTAATATTGTTTGGGAAGCAGCTAATAGTGAAGCATCACTCGTTACTGTTGTAACGACTTCTCTTACATTATTAAAAATTGCGCTATCTAGTAATAAGTCTGCATTAAATAATGATGTCGCTAAGTTAATATAGTTTGATGTTGTGGATGCAACATAATTTCCACCAGTATTAAGCCCTGCTCCTGTTTGTGTATCATCTAGTTCTTTTTGAAATGCTGTTAAATCAGAAGTTCCTGATTCTGTTGTCTTTTGCATACTTTGAAGATAGAATACAAAAGCCTGTGTTGGTCTTCCGTCTAACATTACTATTTGAATGTTTGATGGTAGTTCGTCAATAGCCTTTGCCATTAGAACCTCGCTTGTGCGCCAATTATTCTAAGAGGTGCTTTTGTTCTAGTGTTTACTTTGATTGACATATTTCTTGCTCTTCCAAGTCTTCTGAAAACAACTCTTGTTTTATATTCTGCAACTTTTCCTAGTGAGGTGGTTCTAGGGATTGAGTAAGTGCGTCCACCATCTTTTGAAATTTGGATGCTTATTTGGTCTTCTTCATTTATAACCGATACTCCAGTTTCCATGTCTATTTCAAACTCGCTCAATGTGAAATAATCTACACCTTTGCTGATTGGAGAAGTGATTGCTTCTCTATTGATTATTACATCGTTTTCAGTTGTTACATCAAGAGAAACATTGTAAAGCTTTCCATCACTACTAGAGCCGATATTTTTACCGTATACAGGTTCTATTCCATATATTAACCATCTTGTAGTCGCAACACTTTGTCTCGTGTGCCATAACTGAGTCTTTGCGTCATAAATCAATGTTTTTGTATCACCTATAGCAAGACAATAGAAAGTATGACCTTCTTCAAAATATGTAAAAGATTCTAAACTATCACTATCAACGTTTGCTATTTCAAATTCTACGGCTTCTGTACTTATTCTTGATGGAGTGTAACCGTTCCCTCTGTATACTATGCTATCGTCACCAACCCAATAGATGCTGTTATCCATCGTGTCAATAGTTCTCTTCTCAATACATCCTCTTTGTTGGAACGACCCTTGAATCCTCTCAAACGGAAAATCAGCGTTTCCAGAGTTATACCATACTTCAATGCTTTTTTCTCCGAATAACCAAAGCTGTCTATGATCTGCACGAACTCCTACAAGATTATCAGGGCTTCCCTCTGCACTTGCAAAATCAGTACCCACGAAACTAACGCTATATAGTTCACTTATAAAGAATTGTTGTGTTCCGTCTCTTACTAGAATAAAATACCCATCCATATATGTAACCATGCTAGATTGGAAATATTCGGGGTCTGTGACTTGTGCGATTGATGTTATGCCGTCATAATAGTAAGCATCGCCAGCAACCATTAGCATTTGAACACCATTATCAGCAATAGAGACATAATCTCTTCCTGTGAAGTCTACGGCTCCGATAAGTGTGCTTGCTCCTGCACTATCTATTGAATATAGTTCATCAACTGTAACAGCGTACAAAACATCTTTGAAAGTGTGAGTACCTAGAACTTTTGTTGTAGCTAAATCGCTGAAAAGTTCTGCTCCTGGTGTTCCTATTAATGTAACATTTGATTTTGCTGTAGGTGGGTTAGTTTCTGCAAACATATTTATTAAAGTTTCATTATTGGCTTTAATGTTTCTTGCAGAAGTAGTACTAATTGCAAAAGGAATAGGCTGCATCATCTGTACTGCCTTAATCCCGTAATTAAACTATTACTCCCATATCTGATAAATGATAAGCTATCTTCCATGCTTAATGTAAGTGGTGTTTGATTGCTTGACTTTATATCATCTATTGCTTTTTGTGCAAGTATCGCAAGTGTTGGCTCCAATGGAACTTTATATCTTGGTGATAACATTACTGCTAGATTTAGAGTAAGTAAGTTCTCATAGCCATAATCCCACTGTATGTCGCTTTCTGTTGTGTAGTCGTCCTCACTTGGAGAAGAACCAACAAAAGGCATCTTAGCGAAAGCATGAAGTATGTCTCCTTCTTCTGGAATAGAAGTGAAGAATATATCCATGCTTTTATTTACACCTTGAGTAAACATTTTAACTGGTCTTGCGACTGTTGATTTGTTTGCCACTTGTGAAACTTCTGTTAGCGTTGCCACTTCTATGGGGTAATCTGTTTCGCTGTTACGAATAAATGCTGTGAATATTTCAATCGGTGCTATTTCATTGTAGTCTAAACATTGACCGATTGACACTTTTTGCTTCCATGCTCTAGATGTATCAGGAACACCGCCAAGACAAGCACTAACTACTAAAGGAGCCTGGTATACTCTTTCTTGAACGTGGGTTATCATAAGGTTTTGAGAGTTGAAAGAGTCAATCATTCGATTAAATACTCGTAACCCGTCCTTATGTTCTGCTGGGGTTGCTTCTTCTTCTGCTGCTAAAACACCTATCTCTTTGAGTGCTTCATCAATTAGTGTTTTAATTAGCATTTAAGATTCCTTGTTACTTTCATGGTCGAATATCGCTTGAGCGCATTCTTGTTCTTTTTTTCTGCTCATTCCAGTAATCCCTAAGTTCTTGCAAATATCTTTTAGTTCTTTTACTGTATACATTTCTTTTAGTTCATCGACTGTTAAAGGTACAGGGCTTTTTGGAGGTGCGACATCTTCTGTAGCTTTTCCAACTTTTGCAGGACTATCAACATAACCATTTTTTGATGCTTCTGCAATTTCATCACCTTTGAATATCTTGCCACCATCTTCATTGTATAACCATTGTCTCATTATAAATCCTTTTTGACTTAACAATACCACTCGCGAAGAGTGGCAAAGTTAAACCAACTTAGTTGATTTTTTCAGTAATCATTCTAAACAATAGTTCAGGATTCATTACTTTTACACCCCAAAGAGCATCAAGACGAGTGATTTCTTTGTGGTTTGTGATGTCATAATCTTTCGTTAATGAAAGGCTTAACCCACTATCAGCATCGTAAACACGTTTTGCAACTGCTGCTGATTCTGGAAGATATAAATCAACCATAGCTAAAGCGATTGCATTTTTGTGCCATAAGAAGTTTTGACGATAGATTCCGTTAGCATCACCAAATACAACGATTTCGGCACCATCAGCGATTGGAGCAGAAACATTTTGATAAGCTGATAAGCTTACTGTTGTTCCTTCAATATCTGTTGTAGTTAGTGTACCATCATTAATTGAAGGGCTGATAGGAATTGTAGCAAGACCGCCTGCATCTGAATCAACATCAGCAGTAACAGTGAAAGATTGTAAACGACCTGTGCTCTCATAAGTTACTGGATTAATTTCAAATACACCTGCGAAAGTGATAACATTTCCAGCTAATAGTAAACCTGTTGTCGATACATCCCAACCATCAGTTAGAATTGACGAACCTGTTTGATCTGCACCACCGCTAGAAAGTGGAGTACCTCCATGATCTCCAACTGTATGTGTTGGAACAAGTTGTGTACTGTAAACTTCATAGCCACTCAATGGACCCATGTAGCCTTTTTGTACTGAATCTTTAACCATACCTTCATTAAATAGAGCAGATACAGCAGAACTGATATTAGCACCATCAATTTCGTTAAGCATAGCACATCTGTTGTTATCGTCAGGGATTGCAACATTATTGAAGTCAGCATTTGCAAACATCATTGAAGTGTGAGATAAAGCAGTTCCAACTGTACCTGAGAAGAAATATGCGCTTAGTTCAGCAGCATCAAGAATTGATTTGTCAATAAGTGTTGCAATTTCTCCAACTGCTGGCTTGATATATCTTTCTGAGAAAGCTTCAATAGATAATGTTTTATCTTGAAGAGTGTAAGGTAAACCTACATTTCTTTGACGATTGATTACAAGTGTTGTTGATTGGTCCACTAATGGAGCATTTCCAAGTGTGCGACCTTCTGTTGATTTAACACGGTACGGTTTTTTAACAGAGATTTGATTACCAACACCCTCAACCATTTGACGTTCTAAATCACGATATACTTTTTTACAAGCAACTAAATTGTTTTTGTATTGGAACATAGCTTCATTTAGAATCATGTCGTCCGTTAATAATACGCTGTCTATACCTGTTTTTTGAGACATTTTATATCCTTTTTTTTATTGTTTACCAGCCGTTACGGCTAGAGTTTTGCGACTTGCGCAACTTTTGATAGTCTGAGTAGTTCGTTGCATCAGCAAGAGAATTGCTAGGAGCATCACCACCACCAAGAATATTAATAGGCTCTGGTGCATTTGTAACTTTCTTTTCAACTTTCTTGCCGTCAGGCTTTTCAGTCTCTTTAGATAGTTTTGCACTAAGCTTATCAATTTCTAATATTTGTTTCATTGGTTTTAAGTTAGCGATACGGACTGAGTTTGTAACATCTTTAGCAAGAGCATAAGCTATCTCACCAGCATTTTCAAACTCATTCATAGTTTCCAGCATTGTTTGAGAGATTGCAGGTCCCCCATCAGCTATTGGTTTTGCGACAAGTGCGTCAAAATCTTCGTACTTGTCTCTCGTTTCGTCAAACTTATTATCAATATCATCTAAAACTTTTTGAAAATCCGAATCTTTCTCTGGAGCAGATTTTTTGGTTTCGTCTTCTTTTTTAGAAGTCTTATCCTTTTCGTCAAGTGCATCGAGGTAATCGTCATAATTGTCATAGTCGTCAGGGTTTAAATCGTCTGCCACTACTGGCTTGAAGCTATCCCC